CCAATTGTGCTTTTTTCAGTCTCTGAGAACACTGCCTGCAATGGACGAACTTCAGACGTGTTGATATTGAAGTAGCAGTGGAACAAGAACTTGTTCCGTGGTGCATACTCATATCCATTGGTGCGAAAGGTCTTGGAAGCGTGGGAGTAGTCTTTGAGACCTTGCCCACCAAAAAAGCCTTTGAGGAAATCCTGGCCAAAAGCCATAGTTGATTATCCTGTTACTACGTCGTTGACAGTTCTAGCAATTGTCGATCCAACCCCTGTGCCGTTGGGTGTTTGATTGGCGTTGTCGAACATAATGGTCATGGCAATTTGCACTGGTGTGCTTTCTGCGTAGGCCATGTTGCCATAGTCCACGCTTTTTAGATAGCAACCATACAATTCCCATGTTTCCAGCACAATCGGTGTGGCTGCGCCATTGCCGCCGTCGAGCACTTCGAAGCGTGTGGTAAACTTGTAGTCAATACCAGAAGCAGCCGAGGCCATTTCCAGAAAGTCCATCTGCTTCTGTATCTGTTCGCCTACCAGTTTGCTGACAGCACCGGACGCATCATCACGTAGATTGCAAGAGACTTCGGCCCATTTGCCCTTGCCTGCTAGATGCAATGTGCTGTTGTATATTTCAATTGGGATGTCATCGAACGTCATGGTAGGTCTTTTGAAGTCTATAACCTGCTTGGTCAATTCTGTTCGTGGTGTACTGACACCAAAGTTTTCAAATATTACTCGGAAGCGATATTTGAGTTTGGGCATGAGCAAGCCTTGGTTGCTCGCGCTTTGATCGCTTGCCAAGGGCACTGTCATTCGTGTTAATGATGCAACGGCCATATTTGTAATCTCCTATGCAGTTATTTACCTCAGTTGAGGCCAAAAAAAATGGGGTGTTGCCACCCCATTTACCAGTCTAACGATATGTTAAACAGTGGTTGCTGTGGCCACAGAGCCTGCAGCAATTTCGCCTGTGTTCTTGAGACGCAGAGGAATGTAGATAAATTCCACAGATTTCACAGGTTCAATAGCAATGTCAACCCAGAGCTCATTGGCATCAATTCTGGCAGGTGTGTTGTTGGAATCATCACACACCACCAAGAAGTCATAGATACCACGCTTGGCCACCAGGTCAATACACAGGCTGTTGATAGCGTTGGATATTTCGTTTCTGGTGATCTGATCGTTGGGTTCAAACAAGAACTGCTTGCCAATTTCTTCCAATCTGCCACGCATGAATGCAACCAGTCGGGCCACATTGATACGATCCAGAGCACTGGCAGTACCATAAATGGTCTTGTTACCAAAGTTGGTAATACCAACACCAGGAATAAACGTGATTGGATTGATACGGTTCAAGTATTCAATGTCACGCAGTCCTTGATTATTACCAATGGTCACAAACTCTCCAGTTTGACTGTTGATGTAACCAATGGTGGCTGCATTGTCAATCACGCCGCGACGTGTGCCAGCAGGTGCCAACCATGGATAACTCACTTCGTCGCTGCGAATTATTGTGCGTACCATCATGTGACTAGGTGCTGTCACAACTGTGCTTCCGCCCAGGTCTGTGGTCTGACAGCTGGGATAGAACACAGCAGCATATGGTGTGCTGGTGGTCAGGCCGTCGCCGGCAAATGTGCCAAGACCGCTGTTGTTTGTAGCCCAGGCAACCAGTTCAGTGCCACTGGCATCCAGGCGCATGGGAGTGTCACCAACCACAAAACAGGTGTTGTTGCGCTCATTGCTGAGAGCAGACATGTTGACAATCAATTCTGGGTATGCAGTACATGCCAAGAGATTGAACACCGCTTGTTCTTCACGAATTGTGATGCTGGTATCAATACCCGACTTGAGTGCTGCCACAACCAATGCACGTTGTGCCAGTCGGCCCATGTTGGGTGCTCCATCTGCTCTGTTGCCAGATGCTGTGACCCAAGAATTGGTTACCAGAAGATCCCAGTAAGATGTTTGTGTAGCAGGATTCTGATTGGTGCCAGCTTGAATAGCCACATACAAAACTGCATTATACAACACCGCAGTGCCTACAGCATAGGCAGTGCTGTTGCTCCAGGTGCTGTAGCTGAAATCAGCAGCATTAAAATAGTCAACCTGGAAGCTCTTGACATTGAAGCCGGAGCGACGTGTGTTGAACAACAACATGCCTGTGGGATACAGCGCAGAATCAGGTGCATCAACGTCTAGATAATTGCTGGTCAACAGGCTCACAATCGTGGGCAAGGCACCTGTGATTGGATCCACAGTACCTGTGGGACTCCAACGAGCATCTGCAAACAACACACCATTTTCAGTGGTTTGGTCAGTGTTGTCAATCAGGACCCATTGATCCACACCTTCAACATTTTGCCAACGTTTGATCACAGGGTAAATTTCAAGATTGCTAGTATCAATCCAGAGATCACCATACACCAACGCAGTGGCATCACTTTGTGTGGTAGGTGCTGTGGCAGAGATTTGTGGTCCTGCTGGATCGGTTAGAGAAAGATTATCGCCACGAACGTCATTGGTTTCGTTTCGGTATCCAACCCATCCTGTTCCACTCTGAATCATGATATCAACTTGGCTGGTGGTAGAATAATACCAGTAACGGCCATCAGCTGGGTCTTGATCTGGTGCAGTTGGGCTGGCAGTGTAATCCAGTGCCTCCCATGCACTAAGCAACAGAGTAACTTCGTCGTCTACTACAGAACTGCGGCAACCAGTGGTAGCAGTGGTAAAACCAGCGTTGCTCAAGGCAGTACCAGCACCCACATTGTCCAGCACAATTACGCCACCAATGCTTTGTGTAAACACAATGGCACCAGTTGAATCTACTGCTGCACTCACACCAGGAACACCAGCAGAACTTACCGCAGTAATAAATGCCGCAGCAGTGGTTCCGCTAATGGTAGCAGTCACAGCAGTAGTCAGGCTGGTTGAATTTGCCACAGATGTTTGAATAGTAAATTGATTACCATTTGTAAATGTAGGTGTGGAGGTGCTGCCTGTTATCACAGTGGCTCCTTGTGCCACACGCTCAAACACCTGCAGAGTGTAGGTGTTGTTGTAGGGATATGCCGCAACTCCACTGAGTTCTGGATTCACATTGTATTGTGTGTATGTTGTGCCAACAGCAATATTTTTGCCGCCACCGGTGGGATCCAGTGTTGCATTGGCACTCTGGTCATTGGCATATACAGCAGCAGATTGTTGTACAAATGCACCTAGTGCAGTACTGTATTTTTTCACAACCATTGAGGTTCCAAGATTGCTGCTGGTAATCTTGTTCCAGACGCTGCCTGTGGGTCTAGGTTGATCGTCTGTGGTTCTCCAACGTGGCACAGTGAAGTTGGCACTTTGTTGCAGGGTAGGAGCATAATTGGCAACATTGGCAGTAATACCCAAGGTAGTCAGCAGCCCTGCGGTGGAACCTGTAGAGTTAACAACAACAATACCGTCGTCTGCTGTGGAATTGTCAGCAGTGGCACTGGCGTTAGCAAATAAACACAGTTTGTTGTCTATGACTGCTGAGTAAACACCCAGGATGTTGGCAGTATTGATAGCTGCACTAAGACCAGCAATATCATTGTTGGGAGAGACAGGAACAGCTACACTTGAACCATTGATCACAATAGTATTGCTAGCTGTTAAATCAGCTGTCACAGCATTGGCACCTGTCAAGGTTGGCCAGCTCAGTTTCCAGTCATTGGATCCAACCAGGACCCAGGTATTGTACAAGTCTGACAATTCGGTGGCAGTGGTTTGAGTTGTGGCTGCTGCACCATTTTTGTAGTATATAGGATTGGCTGTGTTGGTTGCAACCACAGCGTAATCGCCAATGCTGCCGTAATCTTGCGAAGGGACTCCGCTGGTGAGATCTGCGGTGCTGGTAATAACCAAGGGCACTTGATTGCTAAATGCACCAGTGGTCAGATTCCATTCAAATGCGCCCCAGATGGTGTTGGCAGTGTCTAACCAGAATGTGCCATCATTGGGTTCACCTGTGGGACGAACCAGACTGGCTGTGAGTTCTGACAAATCAATGTCCACACGTTGAACATACGCACGATTGGTGATACCCAAGGCAGAGTAAGCAGCCAACAAACCATATTCGTTGAGCTCGTAACCATTGATTGGTGTGCCTGCTGTGGTTTTGTAGAAAAACGGATTGCCAAATGTAGCTGATAGATCACGTTGGCTAGTGACCAAATAAACTTTATTTGCGTTGGCAGCTAGTGTGCCAGCTGCAACACCCACGCCAGAACCCGAAACTTTGTTTTGCGCCGTGGCGATCAACATGTAAGGTACTGAGTTTGTGGCTGCAGGAATGTAATTTGTTTCGTCAATTACAGTGACTTGAACTCCGGGTGATACTAGTGCCATTTTGGCTCCTTTAAAAACTTATGTAGATATTTATCGGATGATGACAAAACTAGTGGTGTTGCGTTGCCCTTTGCAAAGGTTCGCGTGATAAATACCCCATGAGACCCATATGTGCTGCTTGTAACCAACGCTTGGTGGCTGTGAACTACACCCGCAATGATGTTGTACACTATCGAACCAAATGCGATCATTGTATTAGAAGAAATAAAAAAGTAAAATCGCCCGAAGCCCTGTGGAAGAAGGCAGGCTACAAGAAAAAAGCCACATGCGATAGATGTGGCTTTAGATCACGATACGCTGGCCAGTTGCTGGTGTGTCACATGGACGGAAACATGCGCAATGTGTCTTTGAACAATTTACGCACAGTTTGTTTGAACTGCATGGAGGAAGTAAGGCGGCTGGATATACCTTGGGTTCCCAACCAGCTTCAGGCTGATCGTTGAGTTACCAGCTGCTGCACCTGCTCATACAGGTGATCTAGTGTGGAATTGTTGTCCAGCACAGCATCAAACTTGGTGCCTGCCCAGGCATATTCGCTGGCATGAATTTTACTGCGTTCCAGCTTGCCTTTGCTAATGCTCCAGTTAGAGTTGCCGTCAGGTCCGTGATTTACGCTTACTGCTGCATCATACCACACAGGTTCCGGTCCACGGGTCACACGCACCACGATGCCTCCTGCTGCCTTGATTGACTTGATTTCGTTAGGGAAGCGGCAATCACTGATCACAATATCGTCTGTGGAGTTACGCAGTTTGTTTTCCAAACTGGCAATCCAGATATCGTCGTGAAACCCTTGACGGCAAACTTCTGTGCCCCAATATTGCAGCACCCAACGTGGAGTTAGTTTGGGCAGTTTTAAACGTTCTGCCCACCAAGGATCAATTTGATCCCGCCATTCACGGGCTTGTTTTGTGCGGCCTTCTAGCAGTTCTCTATTCCATCCAAACACATGGCTCACAGCGTCCTTGAGTGTGTTGGCAAAACTTTCTCTACGAAACTGATGTATGTTCACAAGATAATCTGCAATGGTATCTTTACCGCTACCTATAAATCCCACAACTCCTATGATCATTTTAGTTCCTTTACGTCAAGATGTTTTAGTGTACGTTGTAACATACTAATCTGTCTACGGCAATCTTCCAGTGAGTGGTGTGTTGTAGGCGGGATTGGCTGGTCGGGCCACAAACTAAACACTGTTCTTGAGTCCCTAACCTGAAAATATTTCCAGGGCAAAGGCTTGCAATAACTCTTGTAGGCATGCTCAAGAATGTTCATGTCATATGTGGGACCTTGACTCCAGATCAGTTTTGAGTGCCAGATCATTTTGGCCAATTCGTCTAGTGCCTGGTCCAGGGGAATACGGTCTTGTTCGTTGAACGCTTCTTCGCGGGCATGGTCGGGTTGAGTAGCCCACCATGCAATTGTGCCGTCATCGATAGCACGATTTTCCTGACTTTCTAAAGTGACTCTGGCATAGTAATGTTTGTCGTACCAGCCCGTGCCAAACGGATCAAACGTTTGAGCGGCAATAGTAAGAATGGTTGTGTCCGGTCCTGTTGCTAGGCCTTCAAGGTCAATCATAAGGTGCATTTAATGATTGTAACAGAACTGCAATAGTTTGTCGAGTGGTGTTTAGCCGATAACGAATGTTAATGGTTGAGAAGCATCCACATACAGTTTGAGCTCTTCGATGCACTTGTCCATTTGTGCCTGTGCTTCGGCTTTCATTGCTGCACCATTAAGAGTGCCGCCGCCTTGTGGTCCAGCAATACTTCCAAACTTTTCACGGGCTTCACCAATGATCATTTTGCTGGCCGCCACCATGTAGTCCTTGATCCATTGTTGGATCTGGAAGTCGCCCAGCAACTGAATTTCGGGCTTGAGATTGTAGGTCCACAACAGGACCACTTCGCCATAACCGGTTGGGCTGCGGATAAGTTGCAGTTTTTTGGTAACCGGATTCCAGGTGTAGTTTATAAAGCCGCCAAACATTCGAGCTGCCAATTCCACATACTGGGTATAGAAATCGTAGGTGGCCAAGCCGCCTGATTGGTTGAAGTTGATCAGATACACATTCATCTGTGCCTGACTAAACGGATCAAAATTGGAACCTGTTGGGCCCGAGGCAATACCAAAACTGCGTCGGAAAATCTGTCTAACACTCTGCACTTCTTGTGGCAAGGTATAGATGTTCTGCTGATTCACCAACTGCATAAAGCTGTAGCTTTCTTCGTAGGCATTGTTGGCCCGTTGGCGATAGGTGCCAACGGTTCTTTGATACGCTGCTTCCAAGTGAGCAGGATCAAGTTCAAGGTCAATGATTTGATGGCCCAGTTGTAGGCGTACATACTCAAAGAGATTGGTTTTTAGAGTGATTAAATCAATAGGTTGTTGTTCGACCATTAGGGGCTCCGTGCCCTATATTTAGTCTTTTACCATGCCTTCAGTATAACCAGGTTCTCAGTTCCACGTCCGTTAAACTGTGTCTCTGTGGTGGTTAGATCTTTGTAGATCTTTCTAGCAGCGGGCTTGCCAGCTGCCTGCATGGCCCGCACAATGTCAGTGGGTTTGCGCACAGTTTTCTGCATGCTTTCTGCGGTGCTAAAACCAATGATGCTGTTGCTCTTGATAGTAAACGTGCCCACATGCGAGTCTGCTAGCACATGGATCAGTTTGCGCTTTTTGCTGTCATACAGCCAGGCTTCGCTCTTGTCCACCAGGTTTGCAGGAGCAAGCCCTTTGATTTTGAGGTCCACAATTTCGGCCTGGAACTTGAACTTGGCTGCACGTTTTTCTGGACTGATGGCCTTGGCCTTGCGTGGCTTGCGGTCAACTTTCTTGATCTGCACGTATGCACCGCAGTCATTGATCACTGCTTCGCAGAACTTCACAATACCACGCATTTGAATCTTGGTGAAGTTGCTGTAGCCTTCTGCTAGTTGGGCATCCTTGCCCCCAATTACAGTTTCAAATTCTACAAGTTTGCGTTTCCAATCCACAGCAATTTCGTTCACCATCTGTGGTGCTACATTTTTGCCACGGATAATGGTAATGGGCTTGATGTCTGCGCTCATCTTGGCACCGGACACCACAAAGTCATCAAACAATCCTTCTAGTTCTCCTGCACATTCACTAAGTTTTTCTCGCAGTCGATCCTGGATTGTTTGGCGAGCCGGGGCTGTGTCTGTCTTTTCCACCTCTACTTGTTGAGTGGTGCCCAGGGTTTCTGCCAACATATTGTCCAAGCGTATCTGTTCTGCTTCGGTCAAGTCCAGTCCCACCTGGCTCATTCTGCACATCCAGCCTGTGGTTAGTCTCAGTGCAGAATCAGGAACACCTCGAAGCAGTCGCACATCATTTTTGCGTCCGTGAGTTTCCAAATAGCTCACTACCATGTCTCTGGCATCCTTTTTGCCATAAAAGTAATTGTACCAGCTAAAAGCCTTGGTCAACTGACTTATTCTATCATAAATGGGCTGTACCCGCCAGGTGGGTTCATCACCCATGAATTTGGTATCGGCGCTGCGTGGGTTTAACGGGCGCACAGTGGCGCGAACTGGTTGAGCAGTGGCAGTGGTTTTCATGGTACTCCTTACTAATGCAGTAATTATAACACAAACAGGATTATTGGTCAACTGACCCATAAATACATTACTATGCCCAGATTATCACTATACAAACCCAATCGCTCAGCCGACTATCAGTTTTTTGATAGAACAATAGCCGAAATGTATCAGGTGGGCGGAGCCGACGTGTATCTGCACAAATACCTGGGTCCAGCCACAGGCGACAACGGAGGCAATCCGGATGCTACCTTGCCCAAATACAACACACTGAATCCTTTGTTTATTGAAGATCTGTTGTTGTTGGAAAATCGAGATAGAAAATACGATCAAGACATCTATGTCATGCGTGGTGTTTACCGAGCACAAGATATAGATTTTGATCTTACACAATTTGGTCTGTTCCTGAACAACGACACCTTGTTTATCACGTTTCATTACAACCGCATGATAGACACTGTGGGTCGCAAACTCATGAGTGGCGACGTGATAGAATTGCCCAGTCTGCGCGACTACAATCCTTTGAACAGTGACATACCCCGAGCACTGCCCAAGTGGTATGTGATCCAGGATGCATCGTTTGCCAGTGAAGGCTTTAGCCAAACCTGGCTGCCACACCTGTGGCGTGTGAAGGCCACGCCCATGGTCAATGCACAAGAGTACAATGACATTACCAAGCAGCCGTTTGAACCCAACAACATCTGGGATCCGGGCAATTTTTATCCAGGTGGAACAACTGTGTTATACGGCGACAAATATTACATATCAAACAAAAATGTTCCTCCGGGCACAGAGATAACCCATGCAGAATACTGGACTGAAAAAACCAATCCCATCAGCATTGCTGATTGGCAAAGCACAAGACCCAAGGATCTCGAACTCAATGACGCTATCCTGGTTCAGGCCGAAGCAGAAGTTCCCAAGTCAGGATTTGATGTGGTTAAATTTTATATTGTGGCCACCAATTCAGATGGCACACCTGCCAACCCTGAGTCAGCAACCTACACCGCAGACTACACCATCACAGATGCCAGCCGCACTGTGGCCAACGATGGCAACACTCCAACCGGAGATGGCTACACTGCCGGATACTTGACCGGAGACGGCAAAGCACCCAATGGATTGCCTGTGACTGCTGGAGTTAATTTTCCGCCTGCACCTGTAGCTGGACAGTTTGCTCTGCGCTTGGATTATTTCCCCAATCGCTTGTTTAGATTCAACGGCACCAGCTGGATCAAGATTGAAAGCGATGTACGCACCAACCTCACACCGGGTGCCAACAACAATACTTTGCGTTCGGGCTTTGTGAACAATACATACACTGTGAACTCCACTGATCTTGGCAACATACCTAGTCGTCAGAGTCTGAGTCAGGCTCTGATACCCGATGCTGTCAACGGTGACGATGGCGGCAATAAAACTGCAAATCCCTATCCGGCCACACAGCCATATCAGAAATCCAGTTAACCAGGTACAATTCAATGAGTCAATTTTTTTTCGACGAACAGATACGTAGATATCTGTTGCAATTCACTCGCATGTTCAGCTTGTTTGAAGTTGAGTACGGGCGTGATGAGCAAGGCATCAAGGATCTGGTGCGTGTGCCCATACGCTACGGTGACGCCAGTCGTCAGGCACAGACAATTATACAACAGAACTCTGCCAACTCGCTGCCATCTTCTCCGCTAATGACTTTTCACATCACAGGCCTGGACTATGATCGTCCCAGAATGCAAGAACCCTATCATGTGAACAAAATGATGGTTCGTCAGCGATCATATGATCCTGGCACAGAAACATATGAAACCACACAGGGCAATGCGTTTCAAATTGAACGCCTGATGCCTGTGCCCTACAAGTTGACAATCAACCTGGATATATGGACCACCAACACCAATCAAAAGATGCAGTTGTTTGAACAAATTGCCACCTTGTTCAATCCTTCCTTGGAAATACAGGCCACAGACAACTACATTGACTGGACCAGTCTTACCACATGTGATCTTGAGCGTGTGAACTGGAGTTCAAGAACAATTCCTGTGGGCACAGAAAATCCCATAGACAACATGACTCTGACTTTTAGTCTGCCAATCTGGATATCAAGTCCGGCCAAGGTGAAAAAACTGGGTGTTGTGGAACGTGTGATTGCGTCTATTTTTGATGCCAACGGCGATGCCAACAATGCCCTGCTGGACAACGACCTGTTGCTGGGCACCAGAGTCAAGGTCACTCCTTATAGTTATCAGGTGCTGCTGTTGGATGGACAACTGCAGGTGTTGCAGCCTGCTCAGGTTGTGAATCCTGATCGACTGAGCCTGGCATCGTTCACATTTCCTCTAGTGGAAAATCCACAAATCACATGGCCAGCAGTGGTCAGTGCATATGGAGTGCTTAGACCTGGCATCAGTTACGTCACTTTGGACAATCCCTGGGCACCTGATTCCAGCATTGTGGGCACTGTTGCTGTGAATCCTGCAGATGACCGATTGTTGATCTTCAACATTGATCCTGACACTGCACCACAAAACACTCTGGATCCTGTGAACTCAGTGGTGAATCCCTTGACTGCTGCTCCTGGAGATGGCTTGCCTGCTGCGGCTACAGGTCAACGATACCTGCTGACTGAGAGCACTGGCAGTGCTGCCAACGTGGGCACCAATCCCACTGCCTGGAGTGGATCCGGTGCTCAGCCCTTGATTGCCCACAGCGGGGACATTGTGGAATACAATGGTGCAAGATGGATCATAGCATTTGACAGTCAAAACGATGTTGGTGCTCAGTACGTGGTCAATCTAACCACTGGTATTCAGTACTACTGGGACAACGTAAAATGGGTCAAGAGCATTGACGGCCTGTACGCCGGAGGAGCATGGAACCTCATATTGTGAAGGCAGTGGGGGTATGGTTTTTTTGTCCTGCCACACACAGATATCTGTATCTACTGCGCAACGATCCCAAGTATCCTGACACCTGGGGACTAGCAGGTGGCAAGGTGGAATACGGTGAAACACTAATTGCAGCAGTGGAACGAGAGTGTTCGGAAGAACTGGGTGCCATGCCCGAGTACAAACAACTGATTCCCATTGAAAAATTCACATCACCGGATTCAGCATTTGAATATCACACCTTCTGGTGTCGTGTGGAGCAGGAGTTTGTGCCTGAACTAAATCACGAACATGTGGGCTATGCCTGGATTGGCACAGGACGCTGGCCTAGGCCGCTACATCCTGGATTGTGGAACACTGTGAATCTAGACGCTGTGCAGCAAAAGATTCGTCAGATTGAACAGACCTTATAGTCTGCCAACTACCACTTCGATTGTGCCAACACCAGTGCCGTTGTAGTTTTCTACTGCTTTGCCAATGATCACACCTGGTTGATAGTGCCGCATGTCCAGGCGTTCAGCAACACCTGCTTGACTGCTGGATACCACTCGATCACCAGCAGCAACGGGACCAATCACTTGACAAGGCACACGTCCAATCAGGCCAACTTCTACAGTGAATTCACTAACCAGTCCCGAGTTCATCACATGAGCAGGATTGGTAGATACTATTCCTGCAATTCTAGTGTCATGACTTTGTGTGCTGACGGTTACTTCTTGATCACCGCCAAATACCAGCACAGTACCTGGAGGATATTTGGCATCTGATTTGTAAACTTCGGCCAAGTCAGCATACAGTGCTGTGGTTGCCTGAGCAAATAGTCTATTGAAACTCAATGTAGCACTACCAATATTGGCTGTGGCATTGCCGGTTGGCATGAAGTTGCTGCTGATGTTGACATTACCAGTGCCATTGGGTGTCAACACAATATTGGCGTTGCCAGCAGTGGTCTGGAGATCCAACTGAGCAGAGTCTTGAATTGCTCCAGTTATAATTAAATTACCACCTGTGATGTTGCCAGTTAATACTGTTAAACTACTACCGGTAATGACTGCACCTGTGATATCACCGGTTGCACTGATCAAGCCAGTTACATAAGTACCAGTTGTAGCAAATACAGCCACGTTTGATGTTCCACCAATACCAACTGCTATGTTTCCTCCTGAACTCACAACTCTGGCATTTGATGTACCGTTTACGATTTGAGTAGCATCTACGCCTGTAAGTTGACTACCGTTACCTAGAATGAAACTACCAGTAATATTACCTGTTGCGCTAACAATTCCACCAGTTAATATGTTGCCACCAGTTACGTTACCCGATGCACTAAACACCGACGGAGCAAAAGTGCCAACGGTTAGTGTTCCGGCCGCTGTAATATTACCCGATGCTGATATGCCAGTTGTGCCGTCTAATGTGATTGCCATTCTCGTGTCCTTTTTATGCTATATTTATTATCAAGCCGGGGTAAAAATTGTTAATGTTGCGTCATCAGGAACAAAGATATTGCCCAAATTGCCAACAATTACCGGGCTAATTAGTATTGCATTAACAGCATTTGCCACAAGTATATTACTGTTAATTGTCTTGGGAGTAGCAAAAGGACCACCTAAACTTAGTGTATTTGTTCCAAAAACTGCAACATTACTATATCCATTAATGCCAACAGTAACATTACCCCCCGAACTTACCACAGAAACATTACTTGAGCCACTGGCAATTTGCGTAGGAATTCCAACAGAAATACCGGTAAGTTCACTGCCGTTGCCAATAAAATAGTTACCCGTAACGTTGCCAGTTGCTGATATCAATCCACCTGTTAATACATTGCCACCTGTGACGTTACCTGATACACTTACCACTGAACCTGTGTGACTTGCTGTGTTCACGATTGTGGTAAACATGCCATTGTTGGCTGTAACGTTACCTGTTACCGAAATCACTGCACCAGTATGACTGGCCACATTTACAATATTTGTAAACAAACCACTGTCGGCAGTGACGTTACCCACAGCAGATATCAGGCTACCAGTGGTTATACTACCACCAGAATATACGTTACCTGCTGATATGTTTCCAGTGCTGACTGTGGTCAAGGTGGTCGCACCAGTCACGCTCAGTGTACCTGTTGCCGAAATTAAGCCACCTGTGAGTAGATTACCGCCTGTTACATTGCCTGAAGCACTGACCACGCCTGTGACGTATTCACCTGTGGTAGCAAACACTGCTACATTGGCACTACCGCCAATGCCAACAGAGACATTACCGCCAGAACTGACCACGGTAACATTTGACGTGCCAAGATTAATGTTGGCAACACTGGTAATAACACCAGTTAGTGATGCCCCATTACCAAAAAAGTAGTTGCCGGTTACATTGCCTGTGGCTGATATATTGCTGTTGACGTTGAGAGTGTTGGCTGTGAGAGTGTCAACCGTGATGACATTGGCCGTGATGACATTGGCAGACGAAAGAATTCGACTCCAAGAATTAGGGGTGGTAGCATACTGATATGCTATACCACCCACTACTGCAATTTGCCCGTTAGTCGGCGTGCTGGGAAAGGCCATCTACTACCCTTTTAATTTTTGCCAATCACAAGTTCAATCATGCCTTCACCGCCTGCGAAGTTTTCTAACGCTTTGCCAATTATGGTACCTACTTTTGGACTTGCAATTGTCACTGCACGAGCTCTACCATTTCCTGCTGACACCATTAGATCACCTTTGCGTACAACACCTGTTACCTTGACTGGAACTCTACCAATCAGTGCCACTGGCAATGTGATGTCACCAACAATGCCCGAATTCATCAGATGTGCAGGATTGGTTGATATCACGCCAGCAACTCGTTTGCTAGAATCAGTGTTACTTATTGTGATTTCTTGAGTGCCGTCAAAATCTACCACAGTTCCTGCATCGTACGCAGCGTCACTCACATACATCTCTGCCAAGTCGGCGTAGAGTGCTGTGGTTGCCTGAGCAAACAGTCTATTGAAGTATGTAGTCGAACTACCAATGTTGCCCACTGCATTACCTGCACCGTTCACAATGGCAGTGGCTGCTGCTCCAGAGTTCACAGTAAGTATGCCTGCTGTGTCCAAGTTGCCACCAGTGATTGTGCCTGTTGCACTGACAACACCTGTGACATACTGACCTGTTGTGGCAAATACCGCTACATTTGATGTTCCAGCAATAGTGATGTTGGCATTGCCATTCAGCGTTTGGATATCAATCTGTGTGGTTCCGTTCTGGATTCTATCGCCCAGAATGTTGCCACTCAGTGTGGCGTTGCCGCTCACGCTCAAGTCGCCAGTGATTGCTACCGCAGTCGAAGTAATAACCATCACGTTTGATGTTCCGCCAACTGACGCTGCAATATTGCCGCCTGAGCTGACCACACTCATGTTGGTTGTGCCGTTGTTGATATTGCTCACGCTGGTAATGATACCGCTCAACGAAGCACCGTTGCCATAGTAGTTTGTGGCGTACACGTCTCGGAATGTTTGTCCGCTGGCACCAATATCATACACATTGCTAGTGGCTACCAGCAAACTGCCTGAGATTGCCACGTTGGCAACTACTCCACCTGCAAATGCAGGACTGGTTGTGTCAACCCAGTAATCGCTTGTGCCATCATTGAGATATTCATACAGCACGTCTGTGGAAGTATTGTACCACTGCCAGCCTTCAAGTGGGTTGGCCGGTGGTGTGGTATTTGCTGTGTAATTTACACCAAACACAATGGCCTGACCATTGGCATAGTAGTAGTTGTTTGAAAGTATGTTGCCACCAGCAATGTTGCCAGTGGTGGTGATCAATCCGGTTGTGCTGATGTTGCCACCAGTGATGTTGCCACTTACAGACACAACTGATCCCAGTATACTTGAACCAGTGATTGTTCCTGTTGAACTGATCAGTCCACCTGTTAATACGTTGCCACCGGTGATGTTGCCTGTGGCACTTGCGGTGCCGCCTGTGGCAATGTTTCCGCCAGTTATTGTGGCTGAACTTGTGATGGTTGATGTGGCACTAATTAATCCACCAGTTAGAACATTACCGCCTGTGATGTTGCCAGTTGCTGACGCAGTACCACCTGTGGCCAAATTTCCACCTGTTACTGTACCAGCTGCTGACGCTATTCCACCTGTGAGTACATTACCACCTGTGATGTTACCTGTGGCACTTGCGGTACCACCTGTGGCAATATTACCACCAGTTATAGTGCCTGTGACACTTGCGGTGCCGCCTGTGGCAATATTGCCACCGGTTACTGTTCCTGATGCACTCAATAGTCCGGTGATGTACTCACCTGTTGTGGCAAATACCGCAACATTTGATGTGCCGTCAACACTGACTGTGACGTTGGCGTTGGCTGTTGCAATGGTCACGTTTGATGTACCATTGTTGATGTTGGCCACACTTGTGATAACACCAGTCAACGATGCACCATTACCCAGAATATAGTTACCAGTTACGTTGCCAGTAGCACTTACTTGGCCGGCTGTTAAGACATTACCACCTGTGATATTGCCAGTTGCACTTGCAGTGCCACCTGTGGCCAAGTTGCCACCTGTTACAGTACCTGCTGCACTTGTTGTTCCACCAGTGGCCAAGTTGCCACCAGTTACTGTACCTGCTGCTGAAGCTGTTCCACCAGTGGCCAAGTTGCCACCAGTTATGGTAGCAGCACTTGTGATAGTCGATGTTGCACTGATCAATCCACCAGTTAAGACGTTACCGCCTGTGATATTGCCAGTTGCACTTGACGTGCCACCAGTTTCAATATTTCCACCAGTTATTGTGCCAGTTGAACTGATCAGTCCCCCTGTGAGTACGTTGCCACCTGTAATGTTGGCACTGCTTGTGATAGTTCCTGTAGATGAAATTAATCCACCTGTCAACAAGTTACCACCGGTGATATTGCCAGTAGCACTTGCTGTTCCGCCAGTGGCCAAATTGCCACCAGTTACTGTTCCAGCAACACTTGCTGTTCCACCTGTGGCCAAGTTGCCAGCGGTTACTGTTCCAGTCGAACTAATTAGGCCACCTGTTAGCAAATTACCACCAGTGACATTACCTGACGCACTCAGACTTGCTGCGCCAAATGTGCCAGCAGTGGAAATATTACCACCGGTAATGTTGCCGGTAGCACTGATCAAGCCACCTGTGACTACATTGCCGCCTTCAACATTGCCAGTTAGGCTTACACTTGTACCTGTTGCAGCACCAATATTGGGTGTGGTCAGGTTAGCACCAGCCTTGACAATGATATTGCCTGTGCCATCAAATGCTGTGGTATTGTTGTCAATCTTAACTGAAAATACTGTACCGGTTAGGCTCAGACCAGCTGAGGTATTGGCTGAGTAAACTTGACTGCTACTGAATATACTAAAAGAAATGTTGCTTGTGCCAAATGTAATTACACCTGTTGGCGCACTAACAATAAAGGCTGAGCCTGCATTGACATTACCACCAGTAGTGAAGAAATAATCATTGATACTGAATGATTCTGCATTGTCAGATCCGTATTGATCAGTGTCTGTAGATCGAACAATCGCTGTGGCATTGGCCCAGACATACACACCGTTTTGTACAGCGTTGGCTTGATCTTTGACCAGAATACGTGTGCCAACAGACTGAACATTGCCGGTATCAATTAAATTAAATGATCCTGTTGTGGTCAGTGTTGCTCCAACACCATTGGCCACGCCATTGGGTTGAGCATATGTGATTGTACCACCTGTGGTAGTGGCCAAAGTTGTGGTTGTTGCAACAACCACAGCCTCGTGATAACTGATAGCAGTGGTTGCAAGATTGTCAACGTATTCTTTTGTGGCTGCATCAGATGACTGTGCTGGATATGCCAAGCTATTGATATATGTGTTGGCCAATACAATATTGCCAGCTGGTTGCAGATTCAAATTACCCGACGCAGTGGTAATTGTTAATTCACCACTTGTGGGTCTAATAGCACTGGTGTTAACATTGCCAGCAATAACGTTGCCGGTTACTGATACCAGTCCAGAGGTCAACAAGTTGCCGCCGGAGATATTAGATGTTGTTGTAATGGTACCAGTTGAACTGATCAATCCACCTGTCAACAAATTACCACCTGTGATGTTGCCAGTAGCTGAAGCTGTGCCGCCTGTGGCAATATTACCACCAGTTATTGTACCTGTAGCACTAGCAGTTCCGCCAGTGGCCAGGTTGCCACCTGTTATGGTGCCTGCCGCACTTGCTGTGCCACCTGTGGCCAAGTTGCCACCGGTTATTGTGGTGGCACTTGTGATAGTACCAGTTGAGCTAATCAATCCACCAGTGAGTACGTTACCACCTGTGATATTTCCTGTGGCACTTGACGTACCACCTGTGGCAATATTTCCACCTGTTACTGTTCCGCTTGCACTAACAACACCTGTAACATATTCACCTGTGGTTGCAAACACAGCAACATTGGATGTGCCGTCAACACTGACTGTGACATTGGCATTGGCAGCAGCGATAGTTACATTTGATGTGCCATTGTTGATATTGGCCACGCTGGTGATAACACCAGTTAGTGATGCACCGTTACCCAAGATATAATTACCAGTAACATTGCCGGTTGCACTTACTTGTCCGGCTGTTAAGACATTGCCGCCTATGACATTTGCAGTGGCACTGAGTGTGGTGCTTGAAATTACATTAGCACCAGAAATATTACCGCCTGATCCCGAAGTTGAAATATTTCCAAAAGTGGCATTACCAGTGGCTGAGACTATGCCACCTGTAAGTACATTGCCACCGGTGATGTTGCCGGTTGCTGACGCAGTGCCGCCAGTGGCCAAGTTGCCGCCTGTTACAGTACCTGCTGCACTGGCTGTTCCGCCTGTGGCAATGTTTCCACCGGTTACAGTACCAGCTGAACTGATCAGTCCACCAGTTAAGACATTGCCGCCTGTGATATTTCCTGTGGCACTGGCTGTACCACCTGTGGCCAGGTTGCCACCTGTTATTGTGTCAACGCCGGTGATTGTTCCTGTGGCACTGATTAATCCACCAGTTAAGACATTGCCGCCGGTGATATTACCTGTTGCTGATGCTGTGCCGCCTGTGGCAATGTTTCCGCCGGTTACAGTGGCAGTGGCACTTACTTGACCACCTGTTGTTATGTTGCCACCAATTACGTTGCCAACTGCACTAACTGTGGTTCCTGCTGACACCGCATTGGTTGCAGACAGATTGTTGGAGCTAAAATTATTGGCTGTAAAAATTGCAGTGGCATTTGAACTAAGTGTTTGATCACCAAGATTCAGTGTATTACCGCTTAGATACAAGTCTTTCCAGAGTTGTCCTGGACCACCAAGGTTAAATGTTGCGTTGGCAGAGGGCAATAAATTACCAATTACATTGCCAGTAATACTAAAATTACCTGTTTGTGTTACTCCGCTGGTGATTAAATTGCCACCAGTGATGTTGGCAGCACTTGTAATAGTGCCAGTCGAACTGATCAGTCCACCTGTGAGTACATTGCCACCTGTGATATTGCCCGTGGCACTGGCTGTTCCGCCAGTGGCCAAGTTGCCGCCAGTTACTGTTCCAGTTGCTGACGCTGTTCCACCTGTGGCAATATTTCCACCGGTTACTGTGCCAGTTGAGCTGATTAACCCACCTGTGAGTACATTGCCACCTGTGATGTTACCTGCAGCACTGGCTGTTCCGCCAGTGGCCAAGTTGCCACCTGTTACTGTGCCAGTTGCACTAACAACACCTGTTACAAAAGCACCAGTTGGAGCAAACACAGCAACATTAGGAGTTCCTGTGACTGTGATTGCAATATTGCTATTGGCTGCTGCTGCAATGTTGCTGTTGCCTGCCGAGATTGGAAAACCGCCACTTGAGGCCACAACCCCAGTCAACTGACTACCGTTACCAAAGTAATAATCAGCTGTGATGTTGCCGCTGGCAACAATATCCACTCCCACAGTCAAGTTGCCATTTACTGCAATTGTGTTGGCGGTAATAACGTTTGCTGTAGATAAAATTCTAGTCCAGCTGTTGGTTGCACTGGAATACTGGTATGATACCTGATTAACTACGGTTACTTGACCGTTTGTGGGTGTTGTTGGAAATGCCATTGATTACGCTCCTGGTATTGGTTATATTGTATTTATAAAAAAAACAGATTTAAAAATTACAGTCTGTCTTATTTTATGTTTGCTTGCTCTGCCAACCACTGTTCTCGGGTCATTTGACGCGGTTGCAGAGCGGTTTTTTGTTGTTCAAGCCACTGTTCTCTAGTCATCGTTGGTTCATTTATCTGAGCTTTTTGCTGTGCCAGCCATTCTTCTGCTGTCATAGTAGGACGTGAATCCCGCAACAATGTTGGGGCATGAATTGTCTTGATCTGTTGCTGGCTGGCCAACCACTGTTCTCTAGACATTGGGCTGGCTGATTGTTGTTGAGCCAGCCATTCCTGATTAGTCATTTTTGTTTCTTCTGCTAGCCATTGCTCAACTGTGAGTTTTGCCACTGGATTTTCAACTGTTTGTGGATCTGCTGTTGGTGAATCGCCCATTGGATGACGTGGATATTTTTCTTTTACTGCTCGTATTCTGGCTGCCATTGGTGCTGGAAAAACTCCAGCATGATACAGTGCATCCAGTTGTTCTTGCACACTGGGATACTCTCTAGCACGATTCCGTTGATACATGTTCCAGTCATAGGCCTGTTGCAGTCGCCGTTGCTCTTCGAGTATTTGTGCTGTGGTCACTGGAGCTGTTTCGGGCTTGTGCCAGATTATTGTTTTGTCATACATGCCCACACTGACTTCTGCCCCGGGCACCAGACTCTGTATAGCATGAAACACAGTTATCATGATGCGGTGATCTCCATGGCTATCAACCAGATATTTGTGCTGGTCAGTGTGCTGCTGGCATTGGACACTTTTTGTTGTAGTTTGTAGGTCACTGGTGATGTGGTTCCTGGGCTGTCCACATAATTGTAAGATACAGAACCGGTGACACCAATACCACCACCCGAAACTGTGGTTCCGCATGTTTGTATTTGCAAACTGGTGCTGGGGCTTCTGACCAACTGAGCGTCAGCTGTGACATCCTGTCCTGCCAATGATGTAAAACTGGTAGTACCTGTGGCCATGACAAAGACCTTGCTGGTTGCACTTGATGGGGTAATAGTCACGTTGGCATAACTGATGTCAGCATAACTGGTGCTGTTTGTGATACTGCCCCCAAGACTTGAACTCATCACTGTTTGTACCACTGCACCTACTGGCATGTTATACGCAGGTAATCTGTTGTTGGTATATAGATTCTGCGTGTAGGTGTTACGGAAATACACTGTGCTAGTACCAATGTCATAGGTGACATTTGCAACCGGTATCAGAGTGCCAGAAATTGCCACGTTGGCAACTACGCCGCCTGCAAAGGCAGGACTGGTTGTGTCAATCCAGTAATCGCTTGTGCCATCATCAAGATATTGATACAGCACATCATTGGCAGTATCATACCATTGATCAGTTACTTTGGGTGCTGGGCTAACAGGAGGTGCTGTATTGGCAGTATATACTATTCCAGGAGGAACTGGTGTACCATTGGCATAATAATAGTTGTTGGACAGTATGTTGCCGCCGGTGATATTACCCGACGCACTTACTGCTCCAGAAACATATGCACCTGTGTTGGCAATCACAACTACATTGCCTGTGCCATTCACACTCATGGTAATGTTGGCATTGGCGCTAGCAATAGTCACATTGCTGGTACCGTTGCTGATGAATGTGGTGTCTACACCAAATTCACCCACATATCTATAACCCACAACATAAATTGTGTTGGCTGTTCCTGTACCAATGGCTGCTGGTATGGTTGCGCCGTTGAAGTTTAGTACGCCGGACTGGTAGTCAAAAAACCAAGTGTCGTCTGCGCCAGACCCAGCGCCAAACAACTTGGTACCTGCTGTTTGAGCATTGGTAATACCAGGTGCGGCTGCATAAACCTGCACAAGATAATTGTCACCAAACTGTGTGGGAATCCAGTTGATCGAGTTTGTTTTCCAGGTTTGATTGTCTGGTGCTGTGAGATCTTCTGTACATTGCACTGTGGGACTGTATCCAGCTCCGCCGCCATCCTTGTACACCTGTACCAGTGGTGTGGTATTGGCAGGCGGTGAAGCAGGTATGTCTCCACTCTGTGTCCAGATAAGATCGCCGCGATACAGCAGCGGACTGGCAATGCTTTCGTTGAAGGCTTCTTTGGATGCAGGCTCGGCTGTTTTGGTTACGCCGTAGCCAACCTTTTTCCAAAGATAGTCAATTTTTTGTGATTCGTTAAAAGAAGCAGCCATTAAGACACCACTCCTATCTGCAGGTCTGTGATGGACTGCCCGGCCGCTAATGCAATTCTAATTAGAATATTGGTACCAGTGCTGTTGGCGGCATTTTGAGATCCTAGGGTCATTGTGTAAGCTACGTTAGAGATTGCTGTATTTAATGGAATTACATCTGCCCCGGTCAAGGCACATCCATTTGAACCATTGCCGCCGGTGCCAGTGGCTGCACCAGGAACGCCTGATCCGGCATATTGTGTAGATGCTTCCAACCATCCGTTGATGGTACTGGTAGGTCCTGGGAATCCCGGTGTGGGTGACGAGAATCCGCCTGTGTCTATTGTGGTTCCGGGTGCAGCCAGCCATACACCTGCAACACCTGTGGTTGTGGTTAATCTAATATCAAAGTTTGCCAGGCTTGGTCTTGCAAATGCAAAAGTAAAGTACTGTGTGCTGGTGCGGCCGCCAGTGACTGACAAGTTTGGTCCCACTGGCAAATATCCTGTGCTGAGATCAACTGCATACTGTTTGAGCACACCGTATCGAACCACAGCTTCTGGTGTTCCAGCAATGGTTTGTGCTCCGGACCAGGCGTTGGCAGTGTAGAAATTGGTTGAATTGGAAAATACAGGAGTGTTGCCTGCGGTGCTCATCACTATTCGTATGGCTGCTTGTGTGTTGGCAGTGGGTGTGCAAATGATTGCCTGTTCGTTTATGCCAGAATTTGCACCTGCGTACATCTGTATATTTGCCGGCAATTGCACAGTGGCACTGGTTCCTATCACGTTGAATATGTTGGCCTGCAAAGTGGCCACGCTGTTGTTGGCTCCTGTTAGGTTGGCAGTCAAGTTGCCAAGTGTGTAAGATGAACCAACACCCACATTGGCATTTAGATTGGCACCTGTCAAGAAGCTGTTGCCAGCATTGTTGATTGTGCCGAGTGCTTTGGTCTGTGTTGCGGACAATATGGCTCCGGATCCTTCGATCACTGTTCCACTGGCCAACACAAACGGATCTGCACTTCTAAATGTTTGTCCAGACAAGTTTGCCACTGCCAGTGTGGCAATGGTAATTGTGGGGGATCCTGTGTTGTAGTAAGGAATACCTGAAATATATCGATAGGTGCCGGCTGTGGCTTCAACCAGAGTGGTACTGGCAGTGACCAGGCTAGGTGCTGAATTCAAATTGTCTTTGACAAATCCCACATAGTTGGTGTTGCCTGTTACTGAGTCTACCAATTTGTAGTTGTTGTAACCGGTACTCAAGCTGCTGAGGGCACAGGCAACATTGGCATTGAACACCTTGTAGAAGTAGCTTGGCACAGCAGCATTGGCCACGTGCAAGTCTCGATCTTGAGTGATTACCAATGCACCTGAAGTTCCAACAGTGTTGCTCACATTGCTAAATGTCACGTTTCCGGCCTCAACATTGTTGACATAGGCAAACAGGTTGGCTGTCAACTGAGTTGAACTTATGCCTGTGTTGGCATTGATAATATTGGCAGCAGTAGCAATTGGTGTGGTTGTTGCAAAACGTGTGACACTGACACCATTGGCCACAATGTTGCCGCCAGAAGCATCTGTTGCTCCAGCAGCCAACAACGGGCTGGTTCCTTGACTGGTGTTGGCTATGGTCAAGTTGGAGAATCCACTAAGGTTAGTTGGTGCTGTGGGATTGGCAGCAATAAAAATATAACCAACATTGGAGATGGTATTGCTTTGAGCAGTGCTGGTTATACCGTTGGGCGTGCCATTGGCCGTGAGTGCCACTGTGAACGCACCAGTGCTGTTGTAAGTGTGCAGCGTGTTGCCCACATTTGATACACCGTTGCTGAATGTGCTATCACCCCAGGACCAGTTGGCCAGATTACTGTTCTGACTGGTGTTCTGGAATGTAAACGTTGATCTGTTGGAAGTATTGTAGTCAGTATAGAGATATCCCACTCTGGCATTGCCTGTGTTGGCAGTGGCATCTGTCACAACGTTGGCTGTGGTTCCAATATAGTTGCCACGCACCTGAGGTTCTATTGTGATTGTGATGTTGCCACTCTGGGCCGGGCTGCTGCTGTAACCAGTGTACAGATACAAATTGGCTGTGAACTGTTGGTAAACGTTGCCGGCTTGGTTAGCAGCACTCAACACAAATGTGTTTGTGACATTGGCTGCTGCTGGGTTACCTGCAATACCTGTGCCCACATTGACGTTGCCAACATTGCCGTCACCGTAGTTGAAGTTGTACAATTGTTGTGCGCCAAAACTGGCTGTATTGCCTGGCGTGCCATTTGAGTCGTTGCGGAAACTTATGCCACCTAGGCCGTTGATCACGTTGGCCCGATTGGCTGTGACAAACACATTGCCAGTTTGAGGAGCAAAAACTTTAACATTGCTAGCCGATGATACCACAGTAACGTTGCCTGGACCTGCGGTGTTGCTGGTGCCACTTAGAACTGCACTGTACAAACTGTCTGCGTTGGACGACACGGAATTGTACTGATGAGTTACATTGGTAAATGAGGTATTGCCCAGACCTGGACCAGCAGCAAAATTAGCAGTACCATCGCCAAAACTCAGGTCATACCAGACCACATACTGGCTGGTGTTGGTTATGGTTATGGTGTTGCCTGTGTTGAAACTGTTGCTGCTCAGAGTAAATGACGGTATCGGACTTGGAGTGTACAACACAATGTTTGAAATGTTAGCACTGCTAGTGGACCCTTTGGCACCATTGGCTGCATTGCCGTTGTAGGTTCCATTGGTATTGAAGGCCGTGAAGTTCACAGTAAAAGTTCCGCCTAGAGTATTGCTAAAGGTATGAACCGCATTGGCTGTGGTAGCATTGGCTGTGCCATCTCCAAACTGCCACAAGAAACTGTTGGGATTACCAATGTAATAACTGGTGAATGCCACTGTCAACGGACTGGGTCCAGAATAAACATTGGCAGTGATATAGGCATTGCCCACATAGGTACTGTTGGCAATGTTCAATGACACCTGATTTAAGTCATCTAGACCGTCTGTTACAAAAGTACCTGTGGTCCATCCAGGGTAAGCAACGTTAGCTGTTAGGCTACCATCTGTGGGTGTGCCCAGAGTAATGGTATTGCCCACGCCGCCAGAAGCAATGACATTAGAAAGTCCTGCACCGTTACCAGCAAAGTAATTGCCAGTAATGTTGCCAGTTGCACTTATTGAGCCGCCTGTGGTTACATTGCCACCTGAAATATTGGCAGCACTTGTGATGTTGCCAGTTGCACTTATCAAGCCGCTGGTGTTGACATTTCCACTGTTGACATTTCCTGTTAGACTTAGACTTGTGCCTGTGGCAGCACCAATATTGGGTGTGGTAAGATTGGCACCTGCCTTGACAATAATATTTCCACCAGCATCAAATGCTGTGGTATTCAGATCAACTTTGGCACTGAATACTGTACCAGTTAGACTTAGTCCAGCGTCAACGTTGGCAGTGTAGGCAGTTGTTTGACTAAACAGAGCAAAAGTAATGTTGCTTGTGCCAAAAGTAATAGTGCCCGGCGGTGAATTGACTATGAAAGCTGCACCAAGATTGACATTACCAGTGCTGGTAAAGAAATAATCGTTTAGACTTATCTGTTGCGAACTATCTGGTCCATATTCGTCTGCATCAGTGGCTCGAACAATTGCTGTGGCATTGGCCCAGGTGTAAATGCCGTTTTGTACCGCATCGGCTTGATCTTTGACCAGAATACGTGTGCCCAGTGTTTGAACGTTGCTGGTATCAATCAGATTGAATGAGCCTGTGGTGGTCAGCGTTGCACCAACTCCGTTAGCTACTCCGTTGGGCTGAGCATATGTGATTGTTCCGCCTGTGCTAGAAGCCAGGGTGGTAGTGGTAGCTGCATATACAGGTGTATGGTACGCTATAGCTGTTGACACCATGTTGTCAACATATAATTTTGTTGCAGCATCAGTGTCTTGTGCTGGATAGGCCACACTGTTGATATAGGTGTTGGCCAACACAATATTGCCTGCTGGCTGCAGATTCAAATTGCCTGACGCAGTGGTAATTGTCAATGGCCCGCTGACAGGTCTAATAGCACCAGTATTGACATTGCCAGCAATCACATTGCCTGTAACACTTGCAAGTCCTGTGGCAAAAATATTGTTGCCAGAAATATTACCGGTTGCAGTAATTAATCCTGCTGTGCTTAAATTACCAACGGTGGCATTGCCAGTTGCTGATATTAGGCCTCCTGTGACAACGTTGCCACCCGAAATATTGGTAGCACTTGTAATGTTACCAGTTGCACTTATCAAGCCACCTGTTAGTAAATTACCTGCGGTTGTGTTTCCAACCACACTTAGACTAACCAAATTGCCGACTGATGTTAGGCTCGAGTTTAATACATTTGAACTTAGAGTGTTGCCAATTAGTGCATCAGCATTTACACTAGATGCTGCAACACCTGTTAATTGACTACCATTACCAATAAAATAATTACCACTAACATTGCCGGTTGCTGTTATCAATCCCACTGTGTTAATGTTACCAGCAGTAACATTAGCGGTTGCAGATATCAATCCAGCAGTGAGTAAGTTACTGCCAGTGATATTACCTGTTGCACTAATTAGGCCAGTAACATATTCGCCTGTTGTGGCAAATACTGCTATGTTGCTTGTTCCGCCTATGCCAACAGAGACATTGCCGCCAGAGCTAACAACAGTAACATTTGATGTGCCAAGATTGATGTTGGCCACACTGGTAATCACACCAGTCAGCGATGCACCGTTGCCCAGGATATAATTGCCGGTTATGTTGCCAGTTGCACTGATTAATCCACCAGTTGATAAATTACCACTAGTTGTGTTTCCTGTTACGCTTAGATTGCTCAGGGTGCCAACCGACGTTAGACTGGAGTTCAATACATTTGAACTTAATGTGTTGCCGGTTAATGCGTTGGCGTTGACTCCAGATGCTGTAACACCTGTCAATAAACTACCGTTACCAATAAAGTAATTGCCAGCAATATTGCCTGTGGTTGATACCAGTCCGGTTAAATTTGGTAAGTTGCCCGAATATGTTGGCAGGAAGTTGGCCACATCAGCATTGCTGTATCCTGCCGGTAATCCTGTGATGAGAGCACCGTTACCAAGCAAATAACTGCCTGTTATGTTGCCTGTGGCACTAATGACACCAGTGACATATGCACCGGTGTTGGCAAACTGTGCTATGTTGCTGATTCCACTTACACCAACTGTGACGTTGCCATTGGTAGCCACAACAACATTACTATTACCATTCAACAGTGATGATCCAGCTGATACCGTGATGCCTGTTAGTAACGCACCGTTACCAACAAAATAGTTGCCTGACACATTACCGCTGGCACTGACTTTGCCAGTGGTCAGTAAGTTTCCACCAATCACATTGCCCGATGCGCTGACAACAGTGGCACCAATAGTGCCAGATACAGAAGTATTGCCTAGTGATGCATTTCCAAAAATTACTAACCCGTTACCAACAAAGTTATCGCCATACACATTGCCTTGGGCACTTACGATACTATCAACATTTACATTGCCAGCATGTATGTTGCCAGTGTCTACATTGCCGCCTGTGATATTGCCCGTGGCTGTGATAAATCCTGGCGTAACAAGATTGCCGCCACGAATGTTTCCTGCAGCACTAACTGTGAGACTTGAGACTGTTCCGCCAGGAACACTGAGATTACCACCAGTTATGTTTCCTGTAGATGAAATCTGTCCAGCTGTGGTGATATTGCCGCCAACCACGTTGGCAGTGGCAGTAACAGTGGTTCCGGTTACGGTAGTACCAATTAGATTGTTGCCGGTGACGTTGCCAGCAGCACTGATTGACCCGCTGGCTGCAACAGTCACAGCATTGACTTTGGTGGCATCTACATTGCCTGCTGTGACGTTGCCTGTGACTGTGGCTTGACCACTGGTTAACAAATTGCCGCCAGTGATGTTGGCAGTGGTTGTTACAGGCCCTGTTAAACTGACCAGGTTACCTGTGTATGTGGGCAGGTATGCAGCAACATTGGCATTGCTGTAATTACCAGCAGGTAGATTGGTTAACTGACTACCGTCACCCAAGAAGTACGCACCAGTGACATTGCCACTTGCACTAACTGGCCCGCTGACAGTAACCGTAGCAGCATTGACTCTGCTGGTATCAACATTGCCTGCTGTGACGTTGCCTGTGGCTGTTATTTGTCCAGTCGCACGAATATTAGCACCAGTGATATTGGCTGTGGTTGTTACTGGACCGGCAAGACTGACCAGGTTACCTGTATAGGTTGGAAGATATGCAGCAACATTGGCATTGCTGTAATTCCCAGTAGGTAAATTTGTTAATTGACTACCATCACCAAGGAAGTATGCACCGCTAACATTTCCACTGGCAGTAATATTAGCAGCATTGACTCTGCCAGTGTCTACGTTGCCACCAGTGATGTTGCCTGTGGCTGTTATTTGACCACTAGTTCTTAAATTTGCGCCTGTGACGTTAGAAGTGGTGGTAACAGGTCCTGTCAGGCTGACCAGGTTACCTGTGTATGTGGGCAGGTATGCAGCAACATTGGCATTGCTGTAGTTGGCATTGATTCCTGTCAGCAACGCACCGTTGCCCAGAATATAATTGCCTGCGATGTTGCCTGTTGCACTTACTGCACCTGCAACATACACTCCAGTATTGGAAAATACCACAATATTGCCGGTGCCGTTGACAGTGACAAATATATTGGAACCCGCTGTGGGTATCGTGATATTGCTGTTGCCGTTTACAACCCTGCTGCCTGTGGTGGCTACAATGCCTGTAAGTGCAGATCCGTTGCCAATAAAATAGTCAGCGGTGATATTACCGCTGACAACAATGCCACCTGTGATGTCCAGGCCGCCGGAGCCCACATAGATGGTGTTGAATCTTTGAGACAAGCTGCCCAGATCATACACATTGTCGATTCGTGGCAGCAGTGTGTTGTTGACCTGAATTTTGCCAATTCCCGAAGGACTCAATATCAGGTTGCTGTTTATCACCGTGGTGGTGATGGTGTTGTTGGCAATTTTTACATTTGAGCCAACAGGTCCCGATTCAAAAATCTGGCTGAAGTTGTCGTTGGTAAATGCAAACGCTGTGCGTAACGGGTCGCCCTGCCCGTCGTCGGGTACCGCGCCAATGTCAATAACATATTGGGTCATTTGTAGAGTCTCTTGCTGTATTTACCAGAGCCAGCAAGGCCAAGGTTGTAGGGAGATTACAGGTTTTCGCCGGTGTTTATCCGGTGCACAAAGGCTTTGAGATCAATGTGTAAAAAATTATCTATGTTTTTCAAGTCGGTAATTTCAGCAGTGGTTGTGCCGCACACACGCACAAATTCCGTTCGGGAAAAATCTCTAGCAACTGCGGCCAACTGCCGGATCCAGTTGCCTGTGAAGGTGGGTGCTGAATCTGCTGCCTTGTAGAACTCTGTTCCTGCATACACATTGTTGAATTTGCTGGCCGCTGTGCCAGACATGTCGTAGCCCAACAAGTATATGCGTCTGTGTCCGTCTGACGCAGCTATGGCACACGCAATAGGACCTGAACTGTTGCCGTGATACTTTTTTGGAACCTGGTGTGCGCCCAGATCTGGCAAGGGTCTACGAGTGTAAAATCTATTTTTTTTGCTGTAACCTGAACGTTGTATGTGTTCTGCAATGGGTCTGTCTGTGGCCACAAGACAATCGGGCTCAAAATCCCTGTACAGTCCGTTGCAACCATAGATTGGTCCCAGAGGCCGAATTCTGGTCAAATCAATAACTGATCGGCTTTGGCCGTTGCCCAATACAAATGCTATGCTCATAAAAAAATCCTCCCAGTATGTAGCTGAGAGGATTCTGACCCTAAATCTATTAGGAAGTGGTGTTTTCTACCAGTGCCAGATTCAAGAGGTTTTGTTGTCCTGCTGAAACGCTGCCGGTGTTGGCAGCACCAGTGGTGCCAGATTTGATCATGGTGCCTTCGTCTGTGAAGAAGTTGGCCAAGCTGCGAAGATCGCCTGTGACCGAAGCAGAATCATAGTTGGAACCACCTTCCCAACCCAGGATAAAGTGGTTGGTAAGTTTGCTGATGTACACATCAGAGCTGGCGTTGTCTATGTAGGCAATGCTCATGTTGCCGTTGGTAGGAGATCCAGAATCGCTGAGCACACACACGCCAACCAGATTCACACTGCCTGTGCCTGTGCTGCCCAGAGCCGCTGTGGCAGTGAAGATTGTGCCAACACCATAGTTGCTAGGAGCACCATAGGCGATCCAGTCTGTGTTGCCAACCACGGCAATTATATAGGCATTGCCCACAACCAAAGCAGTGCGGCTGGTGGCATCACCCACCAGATACTTGTGGCTGCCTTTTTGGCGTATGATATAACCAGTGGCAGAACCTGCTGCAGAACCTGTGGCCAAGGTGATATTCACTGTGACCACAACTCTAGGATTGGTAGCACTGGGAGTATCTGTAGGGGCTGCACCACCTACCACACCCACATACTGTGCGTCATTGAGTGTTTGTGTTGGTGAGTTGAACACTGGTACTGTGAGCGAGCCAAAGTTTGGATAGCCAAGATCCACACCCACGCTGGCGCCACCGCTGCCGGAGCCGGTGGAAGTTTTTTGTATTTTAAGAGGACGACCCATGATTTTTTTCTCCTTAAAGAAGTCCGATGCGAGTTCTATTCGCTACGCGGCAGGGTAAATCACCGCATAAAACGCAGTATTGCGTTGACTTGTATTTAGCAAAAACGGTTTATTTTGTGCAGGGCTGCGGTATTCTTAAATATCTCATGAACCATCAAGAACTTATTGACCAAGGCAATCAACATCGTGCAGAAAATCATCCTGAACAGGCATTGGCTTGTTACGCACAGGTGTTTGCTGAAGATTTCAATCACAGTGCTGCATTCAACAACTACGGCAATGTGTTGAGAGAAATGGGCTATCCTGCCAGAGCCATTCCTTTTTTGCAGGCAGCACATGACATCAATCCTGCTGACGTTACTTCTGAGTTCAATCTTGCAGTGGCCTACTTGCTGAACGGAGACTATGCTCGTGGCTGGCCCTTGTACGAATCACGCTGGCGATTTGAACATCTTGACGGTACTAAACCTCGACTGGCACAGCCCGAATGGACCGGTCAAGATCTCCGAGACAAAACACTGTTGATCATAGGTGAACAAGGACTTGGCGATCAAATACAATTCATAAGATTCACTGCCAATCTGCACTCAACCGGTGTAAAAATAAAATTACTCTTGAATCCCAGTGTCAAACCCCTGTTTCCGCAGCCGGCCGGAACAATTGTGGGCATCTACGAACCCGGCGAAGACCTGGGTGAATTTGACTACTGGATTGCCATGATGGATATTCCCAGAGTGATTGGCATGACTCTGGAAAACATTGCACATCAGTTGCAGTACATTGCAGCTGATCCTGTGAACGCAAACATCTGGGCTGGTCGACTGGGTTCCAAGACTCGCATGAGAATTGGTGTGTGCTGGTCCGGCCGCAAGGATAGCTGGATACATCAGCACAAGAGCATGCCTGTGGCGAACATGGCTGACCTAATCCGTCGCAATCCTGAACATCAGTGGATCAATTTACAAATGGATGCCACCGACGAAGAAACTGAGATCATCACGGCAGCAGGTGCTGTGTGCTTTCCGGGCACCATAAGAAACTTTGCAGACACTGCGGGACTCATGCATCATCTTGACCTGGTGATTTCTGTGGACACTGCCAATGCACACATGGCTGGTGCTCTGGGTCGTCCTGTGTGGATACCACTCAATGCCTATGGCAACTGCTGGCGTTGGCTGATTGGTCGTGAAGATTCGCCCTGGTATCCCAGTGCTAGACTGTTCCGTCAACCTCGTCAGGGTGACTGGGATTCAGTGGTTGACCGGATGCACAAGTTCCTCAGCTGGTTCAAGATCTAGTCAACAAAAAAGCATCTGTCGATGCTTTCGTGCCACTTCTCATCCCGGGATTGTTATCGGGTATTTATTAGAGATCCACAGTTGGCGCCGTGATACCCATTGTATCTTGCTTTGCCGGCCTGGACTCCGCAATGCGGACAAGTCTGTTTAGGCTGTTGAGTATAGTGCGTTCCTGCTGCCAATTGCGCTGCCACTGTTGCTGATAATTTTGCTCCCATACCTTCGGGTTTAGATTTACCTTTGGTACCTTGTGATATTTTAAGTTTATTCTCCTCACTCATTGGTCCTTTGGATTTTCCTTTTGATGCCAATGACATTTTTAACTTTGTTTCTTCACTACGTTTTTGACCAAGTTGTTTAGCAACTGCTTTAGCAATAGCCTCTGCACTTCTTTTTTTACCAGTTGCTGCTATTCTATTTTTTCCTCTTTGTTCTTCAGTAATTGGAATTCCTCTATTCCATGGGTCTCTACCCTTCATAGTAGCACTATGAACAATAGAGAATTCTTTTTTAAGACTTTCGTACACTCTGCTTGTAACCAGTGTTTCATATCGTTGCGTAAATTTACTGTTTCGTTTCATTCCATTGAGAGCGTAGATCATCTTAGACTTTGCTTCACCTGTGTACATTTTAGTGAGAAGCCAATGACATATAAAGTGTTCACGAGCAGTTAGATCAACGAGATTAGCTTTGTCATCTGTACCATTTAGACTTTTAGGTATAACATGATGTCGTTCGGTATAGCCTTCAAGTTTGCGTGTTCGGGCACGATCTGTAATAGCCATATACCAAGTAGTGTATTTGTTCATATGTTTATTTATAACAAATTTAACTTTCTCGTAAATTTATAGTCAATAAAAAACGCCCCGAAGGGCGTTTTTGTTGTCCAAATAAATGGATTGTGGATCAGCTGAACGAGAGGTTCGAAACTGCTATCTCTCCCACATAATCGCCCGCATTGCCAAACGAGCTGGCAGTGTTGGTCAATTCGATGAAACCATATCTTGTCATGAATGACACGACTGGTTCGAATGTTGTTGGATCAAGAACAACACCAGAGCTCATCAACGGAATGTATGGGCAGTAGAACGCAGGTGCGTCAGCTTCCGAACTTCCTTTGTAGCCAACCAATACAGGTGTTGCGTCACTTGCGTAACTGTCAACAAACACACGCATTGCGCCGTTCAGAGTACCCACAAACTTGGTGTTTGTAGGTGCTTCGAATGTGCCTTCTGTAGTGCGAGCAAACGCACTAGTTGTAGCTGATTGCAACACTGTGAGTGCAGCAGAGCTAACAACAGCGTAGTTACCTGCGCCACGACGAGTGCGTTGAGCGATCAAGTTAGCAACACGGTTGATCAAAACAGCCAGGGCGGCGTGTTCGTCACCAACAAATGTGGCTGTACCAGATACGGTAGCTTGGTTGTATGTGAACTCAGTAGTGGCCAGTGAGCGTAGGCTCAACAAGATTTCCTGGTCAATCTCAGCTGTGATCTCTTGTGCAAGAGCTGCCATGATTTCGGCTTCTACGTCGATACCATGCATAGCTTGTGCGTCTTGAGCAGCTTCAAAAGTCCAACGTGCTTGCAACTTGCGAGTCTTGGCTTCCACAGCCTGCTTCAAGATTTGCACAGAGATCTGACGACCGCCGCTGCCTTCAAGCACTGTTGTGTTGGCACCAGAATAGATATTCTGTGTTGGATCAACAATACCAGCTGTTGTGCTGCTTGCTGAAGAGTAGGCCTGAGCAATTTTGAACGGGCTCAATGCTTCTTCACCAGCTGCTGTGCTTGTGGCAGCAGCAGAATTGTCAGTCATTGTGTTGGCATAACGCACACGCAGAGTGTGAATTTGACCAACAGGGCCAGTCATGGGCTGAACACCCACCAACTCGTTGGCAATGACAGTTGGCATAACACGACGAATAACAGGCAAAATAACACGGTTAAGTGTTGCAATGTTGCCAGAGCCGGTTGAACCAGAACTTGCGTTCTCTTTCAAGTATCTACGTGTATTCTCAAGAATAACGCTCATGCTATTGCGTTTAGAACCATTCAGTCCTTCAAGCAATGCTTCCTTGGTCTCGTCCCAGCGACCTTCCAATAATTGTTGTGACATTTAAGTCTCCTTATTTAAATTACAGTCCTGCCAGACGCTTGATGGCAATGACATTGCTGTTGTCAGCAGTGTCGTCGTCCGGGCGATGGGCAGTTTTATTACCAGTGACTTCTGAAACATTTTCCACAATCACCTGACGGGCTTTTGCGGATTTGCCTTCAGCTAGCACAGCTGGTAGATACTTTTCAAAAGCGTTCTTGAGTCTAGCTGTTTGAACACTTTCGAGTAAATTACGCATGGTCTCACGTTTCTCTTCGTTGAGAGGAGAAAGTAACTCTTCCAGAGTGTTTTGACGCACATTGGATTCGTTGATCATACGTATTTCACGTTCTTTGGACTCAACCAGGACCTTGGCCCGGCGGCTGAGTTTGATAGCTTCTGACAGTTGTTGTTCTCTGGCAGCGATGGTGTTTTGCAACTTGCGAACTTCGGCTTTCTCATTGAGATGAGTAGCACCAAATTCAGCAGCATACGCTTCAAAAATACGTCGACCAAAATTGTTCTCGCGAGCAACTTTAATGTCTTCGTGCAACTGACCCAGTTCAGTCTTGAGATGTTGACTAACAGCTTGACTCATTTTTTGCGCAGATTCTTTTACAAATCTTGCTTTGAGACCTTCCAGTTGACCACGAGCTTCACGTATCAAGCGGACTTTGGTTTCCACTACATCACGTTTGTCTTGGGTAAATTCTTGGATCTCACGAGCCAGGGCATGCACCATGAAGCTTTCTAGTTTTTCTAGTCCTTCACTGTGCATCTTGCGGTCTTTACGTAACTCTCCAATTTCTTCAGATAATTTTGTTACCATAAAGTTGTTGAACTTTGTGGCATTTTCTTTCATCTTGCTCTGGAACTTCACGCGGTCTTCCCGCATTGCCATTTTCTCCTGAGCAAACTCTTCGAGTTCACCAGAGAGTCTATCTGTTAACATATTATCTAAGGCTTCAACCATCACTGTCTTGTCGTGCTCATAGCGTTGCGCAAACTCTTCACGTAGTTCTGCTCTGACCTGTTCACGTGCTTCTGTCAGTTTAGATTCCCAAGCTTCGTTGAGTTCTTGACTGACGTCTTCGTTGATTAGGCCGCTATCTAGCAATGGCTTGATTGCATCTAGCATGCTTTACTCCTTAATTTTGAGATCCCGAATCAGGCGTTTTACTTCCTGCGTCAGGTATCTCTGTACCTTGCTGTCATGCCCTGCTTCTCTGGCAATTTCCAACACTTTATGACCGTACTTCATGTTACGAAGTCCTTCATAAATTGCTTTGGGATATGCATTTGGAGCACTAGGCTGAGCAACAATATCTACAGTGACTATTTCAAAGTCACTGACCTGTCCGTTGCCGTCGTTCACGTTGCCGGAACCACGACTCGAAACGCCGAGTTTCACACCCGAATCCAGCATGGTTTTTACCAACTGGCCCATGGGTGTAGGTAATATTCTTAACTTACCATAACCAGCAGGTCCATCCATCCACATTTTGTCGATGCAATGACTGACTCTGTCAAGATTGATTTTCAAATCTTCTGGGTGATCTACTTCGCCCAGTACAGAATAGCCTTCATGCACTTGTTTGTTGACAGATTCAACTGCTCTAGAAATTTCTTGCACAGGATACACACGTTCGTTGGCATTGCGAACTCCGCCTTCGATACATACACCTTCCATGTACAGTGTTTTGTCACCGTGAACATCAGCTTCAACCAAGACACGAATCTTGGCCTGATTGAAGTTGAGATGTTCCTGTAGGTAACGCATTGTCAATTAACCTCTACGTCCGCCGGGCAATGGGCTCTTGGTGTTTACACCAGTAGCTTGTGCTGTGTGCGGCTTGGTAGCTGCCTTGGGAGCCTGAGTAGACTGGCTTGGGCTGTTGCCAACTTTACCAATCATGTCTTTGGCTGTGGGTGCTGTGCGACCTTGTGCAGTGTCACCAGTCATACGCACAGGCTTGCTGGCCATACCAGCTGCACCACTGTTGAACGCAACAGGTCCTGATTTGCCGTTGCCTTCTTCTTGAGTGGTTGTTTTAGGATGAACTTGCTTGAGGGTGATGTTTTCCATCATGCCTTCAGTTTCGTATTCATCGTCGTCCATGGCACCCATGTCGTCGGAACCCATCATGTCAGCTGCATCGCCGTCTTGACCACCCATCATGTTTTCAAACTCAGCCATTAACTGGTCCAGTTTGTCTTCAAGATTCATGACATCGTCTTTGCTAGCAGGCTCGTCTCCGCCCATGTCGCTGCCCATATCGTCAGAGCCCATGTCGCTGTCCATGTCGTCAGAGCCCATGTCCATTTCTTCGTCATCTTCGCCTTCTTGCATGCCTGATTCTTCAACTTCAACATCGTCGATTAGGTCGGCAGTTTGGCTTCCGCCCATGTCGTGACCTTCGTCCATGTCTGTGTCAATTTCAGTGGGTTCTTCGCCCATGGCATTGTCTTCGTCAAGATCTTCCTCTTGCATGAGATTTTCATAAATCTGGCGGCTCTTTTCCACAACGATTTGGTGGAAAAGTTCTTTGGCTTTGGCGTCTTCATCATTGATGACATATTCGATCAGTTGTTCGAAACGATTTTTACTCATTTAAATAGCTCCTGTTAAGATATTCGGTAATTTTGCCACCCGGCAAAATGTATACCTATATTTACAATCTTGGAGAAAAAT